GGCAATGAATTAGTTTCCGATTCTACGATGCGCGACGTATTAGATAGGTATCCACAAACTAACGGAAAGAGATGTATAACCGCCGATGTGGCCATGAAAGGCAGCGACAGGATGGTAGTAATGTGTTTTGATGGGTTTCATTTAATCGACTGCACGGTAGTGCCAAGGAGCAACGGAAGGGAAGTAGTCGAAGCCATTACGGCCATGATGAATAAATGGCACGTATTGCCAAGGCATGTGGCTTATGATGGTAATAACATGGGTAGTTATATTGATGGGTTTATCGTAGGCGCAAAAGAATTTTTAAATAATGCCGCAGCAAAAAACGGTGAATATTACGGAAACCTCAAAACGCAATGTGCAGACAGGTTTGCCAATAGGCTAAACGGAATTTTAATCTCGCCAAAAGATAAATTAAATTACTCCATAGACAGGTTGGTCGCATATAGGAACTATGGAGATATGAATTTAATTGAGCATATTTGTGACGAACGGAAAGTTTTGCGCATGAAAGAGGACGGGACTGATGGAAAAAGGACGCTCATTAAAAAATCTGAAATGAAACAAATAATAGGCCATAGTCCTGACTTTATTGAGACTATGTTAATGTTAGAATACTTATATTTGTCGAATGAAACTTATCAAGGCCACATAATTTGGTAATAAAATGACACCAAAAGAAATTCTCCAAAAGAAACCATTCCGCAGGATGCGGCCATTGGTTTATAATCCAGTCCAGTTAATAAGAGATGGGCAAACCGTCGAAGTTGGATTGCCCGCCAATCAATACATCCAAGTAACCCAAGAACAAATGCTTTCGGAACTTGATCCGTCTGGGCATGCGATATGTTTAAAGCCAGAAAAAGCTATTTACAACAAGCAGGGTACGTTGTTGGATTATAAAAAAACGTCTAAAATAGCCATCAACCTGCAAGAAATAATATCCTTAAAACAAAAAATACATTTATCGGCCAATCCCATAAAATGGACATTGACCGAAATTGATATTACGGACGAAAAGGAAAGGTATTTCAACGTACTTAAACAAGCGTGGATCGACAAAAACATGCACGTAGCTACGGCAGAGTGTATTGATAGTGACCTTAAAACTGGAGATGCAGCCTTGTATTTCTTCATGGACAGCGAAAAAAAATTAGGATGGAAGCGGTTTTCTTTTCTCGATGGAGATGTTTTGTTGCCTCATTACGATAAATACGGAGAGCTTGAAATCTTCGGAAGATTGTACCGGAGCGTAGAAGGCGAAAAGGAAATTGCAAAATTGGAAATATATGATAAATTTGCAATAACAACATACAAGTCATCCGGGCTAACCGAATGGACGCAAGCGGGAGTGCCAGAAAAGCACTCGTGGGGGGTAGTCCCCGTATGTTATAAAAGGAGCAATGATTCATGCTGGGGCAAGGTACAGCCGCTTATTGACGAACTGGAAGAAGCCGTTTCCAGTATGTCCGAAAACAATAAGTACTATGCCAATATGATCTTGTTTATAAAAGGGGACGTAGCAGACCTCCCCGATAGGGATGGGGCTGGAAAGGTGCTTACCGGTGGCCCCGATGCGGATGCCAAATTCCTTGCAACAACAGAAAGCAATAGCGCACAAATGAACGAAATAGACTTCCTGCTAAAACAAATATTTATGGGAAGTTTTACCGTGTCTATATCCCCGGATACGGTAAAATCAAGTGGCGACCTGCCTGGGATTACAGTAAAATTATTATTTTCAGCAGCCATTGAAAAGGCAATTGATTCAGCGAAAGAGTGGGATAGTTTTATTGACCGTGCGGTTAAGTTGTTCAAAAAAGGATATGGTATAGAAATAACCAAATCAGCAGAGGTCGAAAACCTTAAATGCACTGGTGAAATTGATATTTACGTGCCACAGAACTTGGCCGAAACCATAAAAAATATCAATGACAGTGTTTTATACAAATCGTTGTCAAAAAGGACTGCAAGGGAAATAAACCCTTTAAGCAAAAACGGAGAAAACGAAAAGGCCAAAGAAGAAGAGCAAGAAGAAATACAAGCTCAAAATGCAGCTTCATTCAATAAAGAACAAATCTAAATTTTATAAAAATGGAAAAAAGTGATTTTTTACAAGACGCGTTAAATTACGCTAATGTCAAAAAGCTCCCAAAAGAAGTAGAAGGGGCTTACGAAGGTATGGCCATTATATTAATGACCAAAGTAAACAACAAGCAAGTTTACGGCATCGGGAAATGGGACACCAAATTAAAACGATCATCAGTCGCAAAGGACTTTACCATGATCCGTACGTTGAGCGTTGATTCGGCTTATCCCCTCGCTGCCAACAAAGGCAAAGAGGATTTAATAAGCGACGCTGAAAAGAAAGCCAAGCTGGTTGGGCTGGGGTACAGATCTGCTTTAATCAAAAAGTGGAGTGCCGAAATGGTCGACAAAGAACTGGAGCAAATCGAAGCCGCCGTGAAGGAATTAAATTTGCTTGGGGTAAAGGTTGAGACTGGGATGCTGGATGATTTGCTTAAACAAATTGAGATAGCAAAAGGCAATTGATCTTTAATCAAAAAACATAAAAAGCCACTTATTTTTTAAAATAGGTGGCTTTTTGTTTTGATTATATTATATGTTTGATTACATTTGTGCCAGTATTAATAATCATTTAAATATTAAATATGGAACAGATAACTGCTTGGAAGTCACACGGAAAAATCTTTGAAAACGAAAAAGAAGCTGTTGATTTCGATCAAAGGATGCACTTTACAAGCGAATTGAATAGATTAATAACATCAGATACAGTTAAGGTTAAACAAAAGCTTCTGTTATATAATTTTATAACAGAATATGCGGATGATTTGGAAAGAATACTTAAATCAAGGAAATAATGGAAAATATAACTGCTTATGAATTGAGCAATGGAGAAATTGTAAAGGACAAAGAAGTTGCCGAAAAGAGAGAAAAAGATATTTTATTTGAAACAGCCATACGTAAATTATTCACTTCGAATACTAATAATATGGACTGGATGATAATTAATGCCGTAATTAGGGAAGCCGATGCTTTGGAAGAAATTTTTAAATTAAGGAAATGACCCCCTACGAAGAACTCACCCGTGAATACATAGCCTACATCGAAGAACTTTCAGGACAGGCCGAAAAAGAAATGGAATCTGCTTTTAAAGATGCGACCAAAATTCTTGTATTCCTTTATTTATCATTACCAAAAGAACAAGGGTATTCATTTAGGTTCGATTCATCATCCTCTCCGGTATTTGAAAAATTGAGGACAAGATTGGCCGAAATAGCCAAAAAATATGAAACTAAAGCCATTGACCTGTCTGGGGCTAAAAACCAAGAATTGTTCAACAGGGTAATGCAGACCCCAGAAATGAAAAATTGGTTTGCAAGAAAAATATCAGGCCGTACATTTTCCCAAAGGATTTGGAAGTATGGTAATATGTACAAGATGGAAATGGAAGCCAGAATAGCCGTTGGTATAGTAAATGGAGAAAGAGAGGTCGCTATCATTTCAGATATAATGAAGTGCCTTAAAAATCCATACGAAACTTTACTGGTCGAAACGAAATCAGATTGGGCGGCAAGAAGGTTGGCTGTTAAATTCACCCCGGCAGAAGGAACTTATATTTCAGGGTTCTCAAACGCCCAAAGACTGGTCAGGAATGAAATATTTATGGCTTATCGCCGGGCAGACCACGAAATATGGAAGTCGCTGAAAGAGGTCGTGGGCGTGCGGGTATATTTAAACCGGGCGCACCCTAAAGTTGACATGTGCGACGACCTTGCCGGATATTACCCAAAAGACTTTTTCTTCCCCGGATGGCATCCGCGTTGTATATGCTTATCCGAGCCTATAACAGCAGGGGAAATGATAAGAGAAATTCCCAGCAAGGCAAGAGAATACATGGCTGATGAAAAGACCGGTAAATATAAGTCGTTGACTTTTTATGTGGATAATTTAAATTATTTCTAAATAAATAAACTATGCAAACCAAAAACTTCATCATCAACCCCGACAAGTACGGGGTCACTATCTTGGACAAAGCTGCCCAAAACTTCCAAGTACGCTACAAGGGAGGTACGCAGCAATGCGAAACTGTCAAGTACTTTCTCGAGCATAATACCGAGGATGAACTTAATTTATTTTGCATGAGTATTTTTTACGCAGCCATGCAAGTACCAATTGACCCGGAACTGGCGATAGTCATTTTCGACTATTATAAAAAGAAGTTCCCGGTCACAACCACCGAACCTGATCAAAAATCTGACCAGGAAGATATTGAATCGGTTAAAGCAGACATGAAATTAATGCCAAAAGACGATGACGGAAGCGAGGAATAATATTATTATCGACAAGGACACGCATATTAAATTTGGGTTGCGTTGTTACGAAAAAAAACTTATCACGGCACCAAACAGGATCGCCCCGACAGTCGAAGCTATTATGGCTTTATACGTACTGGGGACATTAAAGGTAGCCCTTACTTACGAGGATAAAGCCGTAGGAAACCCAATGAAAGGCGAAAAATACCACAAACACGTATTGGTTAACAAGAAGCTGAAAAATGAATTTTCAGTAAAAGCATGGAAAGAAGGCTTTATACCTGAACCCATACGCGCTTCATGGTTTATCCATCGGTTAATGAAACGGTATATTAATGGTGATTTTGACAAGTTTTTTACTAAAACAAGGAGGAAATAAATGACTAAAGGATTAGAAGCCCTCGTTAAAGGGGGAAAGATTATGGAAGCATTGGCTTATCCATTTTATAAGGAAATGCCTGATGGTTCGTTAGTTCCAGATATTAAGTGGTTGCCAGATCACGTCGTAAGGGACGGAATTGAATGTATTCCATACATATCTGGGGATCAAGTAAAAGAAAGGCTTAATTCAGTATTGGGGTTAAAATGGCAGGATGTACTCGAAAAGCACGAAGGGATGACTATCTGCAAATTATCGTTACTTATTGACGGGCAATGGGCAGACCGGAGCGATGTTGGTACTGCTAAAAAAGATTCAGAATCAACAAAAAGACCTATAAAAGAAAAAGCAGAAGCTACGGATTCTTTAAAAAGAGCCGCAAAATGCTGGGGGGTTGGCGAATATCTGAACAGTATTCCAAACGTAGTGCTTCCAACAAAACGCGACAATGGCAAAAACGTACCATGTACGCATGATGGCAATACGTTATTGATGGGCGATGACCTGCATAATTACATCAATACATTATCCGTGCCTATGGGCAAGCTGATGGAATTTTGGTCGTCATTGTCACCAGGGCAACAGCAGTCGTTAAAAGGTGCTGTTGTGGAAGCCAAGAAGTTATTAACAGAAAAACCGAAGAAAGATGGAACAGGGAAATGATATATCGATAGAAATTCCAGGAAAAATTATCGTCGGGGATAATAGTGACTTATTTGGAGACGTTCTAAATAACGCAAAATCAGTGGTAAAATCACCAGCATCTACGGAAGAAATCCTTAACGATCAACGTTCTGATGAATGGTTTGAGAAGCGTAAAGGAAAATGGACTGGCTCTATGATTAAGGAGTTGATGAAAAAAGGCCGTGGTTCCGAATGGGGCGAAACTGCCAAGCATTATTTATTTTCAAGGTTCATGGAAAGGTTTCGTGGAACTCCAGATACCCCTATCCCTCAAACTATGGATATGAAACGGGGACAAGAACTTGAACCGTATGCGATAGGGGCTTTTGAAAAATATTATCCTGATTATATCGTTGAAAAGGCAGGTTTCATGGAATTTCCAAAATGTTCAACAACAGGGGCTTCCCCAGATGGTTTAGTTAAAGATAAACATACCGGAGAAGCGGTTGGTGTTTTTGAAACAAAAGCCAGAAGGGATACAAATACTTATTCTCACGCATTCGACCGGGTCAATGAAGACCATCCTGAATTTTGGCAATTGATGTCCGAAATGGAAGCTGCGGGTGTCGATACAGCATACTATTGCCATTACACCGATTTACACGAGCCTCCTTTTGATTTACAGGTTCAGGTCGTTAAAATTTCAAATGACCATATCCTTAAATTATACGAAAGGATTGATGCGGCAGAAGAAGTGTTGCGTGGGGCCTGGGCCATTGCTGGCAATATTGAAGGCTTAGAGCCACATGAGATTACTGAAAGGATTATTGAGGCGAGGAATTTTATTTATTCACGGTGATTATGGATTCAAAATTTGCAAAAAGACTTGAAGAATATTTGAGTAGCGAATGTTCTGATTATGGATTGAGTTATTCATGGGAATGGAATGAGGATGGCGAATGTTGCGATGTGATAATCACCAGAGACGAAAATGAACATAAAAGTATTCGATTTAAGTATAACGTAAAAAATGATGATTTAAAAATTGAATTGAGCGAAGGCAGTTATTACACTACCAGAGAGTTTGACAGAACAGTAAAATATTTCTGGATGCTTATATGCCCTGTATTATTTAAACATTAAAAACAATTTAAAGATGGAACAAAAAAAAGTAGAACTATTATCCTTCGAGTTGAAGGATTACAAAATCATCCGGGTAGTCCGTTTGGATTTTGAAAAATGGAAGGAAAACCAAATCGTAGAACTGGTCGGGGAGATTGGTCAAGGAAAGTCGTCAATTACAGAGGGTATGTCTATGGCACTAAATGGTGTCGATGCCATCAAAGACAAGGATTTACTTGATCTCGGTTTTAAATCAGAAGTATCTCTGGCCGACGGGGAACATAAATTATTTCTTGGGATGAAAGTTTCAGAAGTAACCCGTGGCGACCGTAAGGGCGAAAAGAAATTTGAAACATTCTTATACGAAAAAGATATTGAAGGTAAAATTATTACCAGCCCGGTAATTGATGGCAAAAAATATTCGGCCAAAGAATATTGCGACATGCTTTCAACCCCGCTTACTTTCCGTATGCCTGATTTGTTTTCTGGAAACCAGACCACTCACCGTAAGTTGATTGAGGATTTATTCTCAGAGGAACTTGGTAAGTTAGGGGTTGATGAAATTTTGACCAGAATTAAAACCAAAAAAGAAACCAGGGATAACGCCAGACACGAAAGAGACCGTGCTGCGGCTACTATGGAATCATTTACAGAAGGCGGCTATAAAGAAGAAGATTTGGCCAAATTAATAGAAATACCGGAAAAGCCAATTGAAGAAAAAATAAGCCAGCTTAAAATCGACAAAGGCGTATTGACCGCCAGCCCGGAAAAAGAACTCGAAATAGAGTTGAATAAAATCATTGAAAAAGGCCGGGTTGTAGTGGAAAAAATCAGGGCTATCAACGAAACCAATAAAGCAGCAAATGATAAAGCTAAAGAGGATTGGAAGAAGTTGGAAGAAGCCTATGAATATGATAATGAGGACTGGACGTTAGCCTCAAGCGCTTTCAATAATCTGTCAATGCCGAAGAATTATCATACGGAATTTTCTTTGATTTTTGACAAATGGAGAAGTGAAATACGAAAACAACACGACGTTTACTTCAACGGAAAAGCTCCAGAAGACAAAAAAACCCTCACTATCACCGATGGTAAATTGATTATAACCCAAGAGGAAGAAATGCCAATTGAATATGCGAAGTTGGTTCTCGAATACAAAGCCATAGGAAAAGGGTATCTGAAAAAGAAAAATGCAGGGGCCATTGTGCCTTCCACGGAAGATATTGACAAAAAAATTGAAGCCGCAGAAAATGAACTTACTGCCGCCAGCTTCAATAATGGACTTTTTAATAGGTTCAGGTTATGGAAAGAATGGATCACGGCCAGTGGCGAATACGATAAAGAAGTAGATAGCCTACGCAAACTTTATACCAAAATCAATACAGGTGTGAAAGGACTGGTTATCGTGCCTGGTTTTACCGAATCAGGAAAACTTGAAATATGGATGGAATATGATGGGGTTCAGGATGCTGAATTTTTTATGAACAAGAAAAAGGAATCACGCCGGCTTTACGAATATTCCCATTCCCAACGGGCGGTTATCGGCGTATTCCTGCAAGCCGCAAGATTGGATAAAAAGGAAAAAGTTTTGCGCCTGGTAGTGCTGGATGAAGCAACTCAAACGAAGAAGGGAAAAGATTTGCTCGAAAAACTTTGTATTGAGAAGGATTTGAAACTAATCATAACCAAAACAGACGACCGGATCAAACAGGAAGATTTGGGCGACGGGATGGTATTGATTGAAAATGGGGAGGTTTTGTTATGAAGTTTTTCAGCCAATTTCAGGAGGACGAGTTTATCGTAAAATACTGTGAAAGGTATAGGATAAACCTTCATCCGGTAGCAATAGAAATCGGGGCCAGCAATGGCCTCGATCTTTCAAACATCAGGCACTTTTGTATCGAAAAAGGATTCAAGGGTATTTACATTGAGCCACACCCGGAAAGGTTCAAAGAATTGTTGGAAAATACAAAGGGGCAGAATGCGGTTTGTATTAATATGGCTTGCTTGAGGGAATCGGACGTTGATAAATCTACTCTAAAGGTTAAATTTAAACTTGAAAATAACCCAGATTTTAGCCACATAAGTTCTATTGATGGAACTTACGTAGATGCAACATGGTGGAATTTACTTAAGATAAGGGTGCAATGGATTGGTATCTTGTCAATTGACGTAGAAGGAAACGACACTTCGATACTTGAAGATGTTACACATTCAGGTGATCGACCTCAATTCATCATCATCGAAAGCAATGCCACTACCGAGCGCATGAAACAAGTTAGGATACTGGAACAATACGGTTATGTCCTCCACAAAATGAAAGACAAAAATACCCTATGGATGGATGGACATTTACTTACCAAAGATCAGGATAACGCTATTTACGACGTTAAATGACCCACCCGATCCTCCGTCCATACCAAACGGAACTTGTTACAAATGTCCGTTCCGTGCTGGCGAAAAAACGAAATGCCCATATTTTAATCCAATCCCCAACCGGGTCTGGAAAAACAATGGTGTTCAGTTACATAGCTAAGCATGGGACGGATAAAAAAAATAAGGTGTTTATTTTATCAAACCGAACTGAATTGCTCCGGCAGACATCCGGGGCGATTTCAAGGTTTGGGATAAACCACGCATTTATCAACCCTTCGGTCAAATATCCAAGCATGGATGCTCCATGTCATATAGCCATGTCGCAAACATTACAAAGAAGGTATAAAAAAGAAGATTGGCGTTCTTTGTTATCAGAACAGGATATTATCATTATAGACGAATGCCATCTTCAGGATTTCAATTACATTTTAGAAGATGGTATTTTCGATGATAAAACAGTATTGGCATTTACAGCTACACCAATTCGTTCGGGTAGCCAGCGACAACTTGGAATTGATTTTGAATACTTGATAAATGGACCATCGGTAAAAAGTTTGGTAGAACAAGGTTTTTTAATGCCTGATAGATATTTTTCGGTAGATTCACCAGACGTGAAAGGCATCCCGTATAACTACGCCACTGGTGATTTTCAATCAAAAGCAATGTATAATATATTCAATTCAAAAGAAAAATACCAAGGGGCCGTGCATAATTACAGGCAATTGACCGATAAAACAAAAGCGTTGACTTTTTGCGTAAACCAACTTCACGCAATAAAAACAGCAAAGGAGTTTAATGATGCCGGAATCCCATCCATGTATCTTATTTCAGGGATAGCTAAACCAAAAAAACCGGATGTATGGAAAAATGATACGCAAAGGGAGCAATATGAAGACGAAATGGAAACGTGGACTTTTTCGCAACAATACAAATATCTTACTGGAAATAGGGTCGATTTAATTGAAGCTTATAGAAAAAACAAATTTTTAAATTTAGTAAACGCTTCGATTTTAACTACCGGGTTTGATATGCCGGATATTCAAACTTTAATTATTGACCGATCAACCGCATCGTTGCAACTTTATTTACAAATGCTCGGAAGAGGTTCAAGGCCATCTCCAGAAACAGGTAAGATTTATTTTAACGTGCTGGATTTTGGGAACCATGCCATCCGGGAAATAAACCCATTTGGAAGGTATATGGATGATAGGGATTGGAGTTTATGGCACGAGCCAAGTCAAGGCGGAGGAATACCCCCAACAAAAGAATGCCCTCCGGGAAAGCTTGACTTTAGGGGACATAAAGGTTGCGGAAGGTTAATTCCTATTTCTTATTCGGATTGCCCATTATGTAATTTTCATTTTGAAACTAAAAAAGAAGCCAAAGAAGTGGAGTTAAAAGAATTGATTTACACTTCCACTTCTACGGACGAAAAATTAGTTATAGGCAATATGAATTACAAACAACTGGCAGCTTATAGGGAACTTAAAAAATATCACATGAATTGGATGGCCAGGGTATTATTTTATCGTGGTGGTGAAGATGAATTGAAAAAAGGGTTAAGGGAATTGGGATATGGTTGGGGGTTTATTTATAGACTTGTTAATGAATTGAAAAAATGGTAATTTTGAGTAATAATTTAAAAACTAAAAACAATGGCACGAATCAGAGGAAAAATTAATTTAGCAAAGCTGAAAAGCACAGTGATGGATTTAAAAGGAAAATCGGGCAACCCGGTTAAGTGTTTAATCATCCCAATCGAGGAAAACTATTTATTCCATTCCCAACAAGGGGCGGTTTATCTGGATGTGATTTGCTTTGAATCTACATCAATACCGGAATATACCCATTCCATAAAACAAAGTTTGCCGAAAGACATTAGGGAAAAGATGACAAAGGAAGAACAAAATTCGTTCCCATTTTTAGGTAACTTGGAACTAATGACCAGCGCGGTAAATGATGGCGGTGTAAAGTCAAGTGAATTGCCAGAAGGCGTACATGCACCTGAATTAAACGATCTACCGTTCTGATGTATGTCCGAAAAACAGCTACAAGCTAAAATAGTAATAGCGTTTTCACAAGCCTTCCCTGAAAGACGTGGAAGGCTTTTTGCTACTTTTCAGGAAACAGACAAAGGATCGTATTTAACCTCATTGGGATTAGTCAGGGGCGTAAGTGATCTTCTTTATGTTACCGCTTATGGAGAGTTGGTGGGAATTGAATTAAAAGAACCAGGATCAAAACATAAATCAGATCATGTAAGGGAACAGGCAGAATGGTTGATGAAAGTTCCTGCAAAAGGTTATTTCTGTACTTCTTTAGAAATGTTTTGGAAAATTATCGAAGGGGAAGAAGGTATAGACCCTGAATGGGTTTTGGATGATATGGGAGATAAAAAAACTTATGTGTTTAAATAAAAAAGCCCCTTAACCGGGGCTTTTAATATATATCTTCTGAAAACAAACATTCTGTTATCTTCTCAATTTGACCGGCTTCAAAAGCAATCTTACCAGCCTCACTTCTGTTTACAAATACATCATCACTTGTTAAAAACCCCTGCACGGCTCTTTCGTTTACTTCATTTAAGCCTTCAATCTTTTTGCCTCCATTCAATTCAAATGCAGTTAATAAACAATTATGATGCCTTCTTCCACACACAACCAATCCGCTATTAATATTTCTTGGCTGGTGGCTATATTTATTGCCATCTTTAAACCAAATCGCAGCACATATAATATAAGGTTTCCCTGCGCTTATTTTTGGATTCTTATTATTCAAATAATCATTTTCACTTTCCTTCATATCAATTCACCCTCCCAATTATTTTTATCACTTCCAATATAACCGAATCCGCTTTATTCATCCCCTTTGGAAGCCTTATATTATTCCTTACTGGGGTATAAACAGTATTTTCCTGTATAACTTCATTGCCATCAAAATAAGAACCATGACAATAAAGTATATCTTCAGGAGAATAGTCAATATCGGATTCTATGGTTAAAAATTTTTTATCTTTTTCTGGATAAGTATCTTCAATAACATACCCAGCCGATCCAATCTTCTCTTTTATTTTTTGCCGAGAAGCATTTTGTGGCAACCCAAACCGTCTTAATATTTGGGGCATTTCAAATTTCATGGCTTCCTCAAGATTAGGGGTAAAACCAGACGAAGAAACGTATTTTTCGGAGCGTAGGTATTTTAGGTAGAACATGGTTTAATATTTTAAACTGTATATATCCGATAGTTA